GTAGTCGCTCTATAGCCCGTGCAGCCTTCACCTTCGCCTTAGCCGCTGTGCTGGCTGCGCCCTCGACTCGAAGTTCGACATGGACGCCAGTCGGGCTGTCTGGCAGAAACTGGTCCGGTCGCCAAATCACGACCCAGCCAAATAGGCCGGACACCGGAACCGGCTCGATGTCACCGTAAATCTCCCAGCCGTTACCAAGATCATCGCAGTATATCCACGCATCAACTGGCGTGATTCCGCGGGGTCGCTCTATCCATTCAATCGCCATCATATTCCTCCTGAAAAAACGCCTTAGGTAGCCGCCAAATGCAACGTCTGCAAAATCCCAGGGCTGTCGTGTGCGATCTGCTGTAAGCACTGCATCAGGCGCTCGCATGTTGCTTTTGCGACCTCCGGCGTGGTTGCGTAGCCCTCCACGACAAGCTGCACACTCAGTTGCGATGTCGCCGCCTGCCATGCCAGCGTCTTTCCGCGCCATGCAACCTGATAGACAATTCGATTGCAGCTAATGGGGCCGTAGTCTGCGTGGATCTCAGTGTCGTCTGGACCATCTGTGACAGCCAGCCAATCGGCAAAAACACCTTCCGCACGCTCGACCTTCTGCCATTCAATCGCCATCACATTCTCCCTGAAAAAACGTCTTCGATGTGCTTCCAATCGCTGGGGTACCACAGGTAAGCGTCGGCTCCCCAGTGGTGAAGCCAAAGTAACTGCTCTTCGGTCGGTGTGTTGGTGCCGACCTTTAATTCTGCTCCGACGACACGACCGTTGCGGGCTGCGATAATGTCAGGTGCTCCAGCGTGCCCCTGTATTGCAGTCCGCCAGCCTCTAGCTGTCTTAGCTGGTCTGAAGTGGCAGACTTGCCAGCCGTAAAGAGTCGCCAACCGGATCACCTGCCCCCTGAACTGCGATTCCGTCAGTCGAGGGAATTCTCGCTTACCCATCGCCGTGGTCCCTCACCGGCATCCGCGCTGTGTGCACCTTTGCCGCTCGCGGCCCTCGATACGATGAACCAACCGGCACGCCTGCTGAGCGTCGCATATGTTCAGCGATCTCCTCCAGCGCTGGGTCGTTGGGTTTGCGGTCGCCGCCGTAGGGCAGTTCCGGCAGCGGTTTAATCGACGGGTATTGCATCTTTACTGGTCTCCCTGTTGATGAGTTCGCTTCGGACAATATCCACGGTCAGGGGGGCGACGATGTCGATTGACACACGCCCCGGGCTGATTTCGCAGATTGTAATTTTGGCCACCGTTTCGGAGCCGCGGAACAGCTCAACGCCGTCGCCGACTTTGCGGGTGATTCTCATTCGGTTGCCTTCGTGCTGGCAAACAAGTCTGGGAAAATCGGCTTCAAATTCTCTCGCAGCTCGTTCAGCATTTCAATTTCCTGCTGTGCAGATATGCGAATAATCTTCGCGAATGCGTTCGCTGAATTGAACGCAAACAACGCACGGCAAAACGTGTTTGGCGTGAAGTTGCGATCCATAGCCGGCACTTGCTTATTAAACGCCTCAACGGAACTCCACATGGCGTTTTCGCCAGCCACCCACGCGCGATAGCTTTCCAGAACTCCTTCGCAGTGGTCTGCAATTCCAACGCCCGAAATCAACCGCACCTGCAGCAAATTGCAAACCACTGCCGCTCGCACCATTGCCGACCCGCGAAATCGCTCGCGGTTTCTGCTGACTGCAACGGCATCACTAATCGCGCTTCGCGATTGATGCAAAATGTACTGTGTTTCGTGCGGTCGTGGTGTTGTCGCGTGCCGAACTATTGCGTAGCGAAACACCGCATTCGCCGTCAACACGTGCGGCTTGTCCTCATTCAGGATATCACTGATCGTCCGCCTTGCTCCGAAATCAATTGGAAGGTCCATTGCTGTTTCCGCGCTGTCATAGACAGCAACCCAAAACAACTGCGACATTCCGCTGTGAACAACTGCCTTCAGTCGATGCTGCCCGTTAATGAGTCGCCCACTGGCCGTGACTGCGATTGCTTCGTGTGTCTGCCTCCATTTTCCCTCCCGCATGTCCTTTGCGTATCCCTGCCATGTGCGCGGCCTCAGCGGTCGGTTTCCGTCGTTTCGCGTCAGCATCTCGGCCGCGATTTCTGGCGTTATTAGCCTTTGTTCGATAATCATTGTCTTTCCCTTTCTGCACCTTGCAAAACCCAGCCCCGCACCTTGCGAGGCTTCATTGTATCAAACCACCCCCGGCAATCATCTGCAATGGGGATCAGCCATTCAGACCAGCTCAGCCGATCATTGCACGCGGTCCCTGTGCTGCGGGGGTTTGTTGTGTTCAGTTGCTCTCAATGATCTCAACAAAGCCGAGCGAAACCACGCCGCCCAACAGCCGCACGACGCCCACTGAGTCCAGCTCGGAAAAGTCCGGCTTATGCTTGCTGCCCCCAAACCAAAACGCAAATGACTCGCCCACATTGCCGCGCAAAACGTCAGGCTCTGCCGCGATCACGCGGGCCAGTTGCTTCGCGGATTCGAGGTCTGATTTGCACTCGATAACCACGTCATCCATAGGAAAACGTGCAATCACAAGAAACGCATCTGCCTGCATAGCTCCACTCCAAGAAAAAAAGAAGAAATCCCTGTTCCCGTCGATTGGCACTGCAGACAGGGGCTGCAGCTGATAGTGTCATGCGAACTTGCCCAGGCTCTGACGGGTTGCCTCCGGATCAGGAATCTCTGCAGCAGTGCCGATCTGCAAAGGCCACGTGTAGTCAACCGGGTGACTGCTGCCGGGAGTGACCAGCCCGACGAACGATTCATTGTGCGAAGTAGCCGAGAACGCCGAGGATAACGATTATCAGAGCTGCCGCTGCTGCTGGGTCCATTTGTCGCCTCCTTGCTGGTTACTGGCCTGCACCTTGCGGGCCGATGTCAGACGATACCCGCGGACGACGGGCGAAGTCAAGAGGGATGTTTCGGATTTTTGAAATTGCCCGGGCCGGTCTCCCGGGGTGGCCTTACCGGGGCTTGTCATCCACAAATCAGATGCAGTGCCAGTTTCTGCTGGCGGTTCGCTTTAGTCCAGAACCAGCCAGCCACACAGTGCCAACAGCAGTTCACGCTGTGGCTGTCCTTTGCCGTCCGATTGAATGCAGTGTTCACCTGCAGGGCGCTTCGCGGAATCCACACTGTCAGGTTTCGCTCAGCGTTGTGAACCTTGATTGCCTTGTCCGTCGCTGCCATAACATCCAGAACGAAGTCAATGTGGTCTTCCACGCATCGCGTGCAAAACAAAGCGTCGCCAACCTGTGCTTCGGTAACAGTCTTCATCTCTCAGCCCCTTGCTTAGTTGTGCTGTCTTCCGCACCTTGCGTCCGACGGGTGAATCTTAGCACCTTATCGTTTTGTGTCCAGTCTGGTCTCCAGAGAATCTGGAAGATTTCAAAAGATTACCCCGGGCCGGTCTCCCGGGGTTGAGTGTGTCGGGTTTACTTGCAGTCGAAGCAGACAGAGTCAATTTCATCCAGAGCGTCGAAATCTTCCATCATCGCGAGAAACTTGTTGTAATCGACCATGTTTCCAAACGTCTTTGTTTCGAAATGCCACGCACCAGCGGTTCCAAAGTCGCGGCCAGTTTTCACGTTTACGGTAATGGTCATCGCTCAGCCCCTTGCTTTTTGTTTGTCCTGTCTTCCGCACCTTGCGTCCGACGGGTGAAGTATAGCTGCTTATCGTTTTGTGTCCAGTGTGAACGGGACAAAATTTTGAGATTCTGGAAGATTGCCACTCCACTTGTGGCAATGCCACAGGGTTTGTGACAATGCCGTCACGGCGACTTATGCAGCAAGAGACCTTCCAGCCGCTCCACTTCTGCACTGATTGCCTTTAGGGACACTGCAGCGCTTGTAATGGCCTTCTCCGGGTCAATGAACATTGACGCGCTGTTGCAAAACCCGCCTTTGGCGGATGCAATCGACGCGCTGACGCTTGCTGTCGGAAATTCCGCCAAACAATGCAGCAGAACCTCACTAGCTCGCAGTTGCGGGGCAATCAGCAACAACGCGCCAATGTCCTCCACCGACTGCACCGGAATCGCCAAAACGGTTGTTTCCGCCTCATCATCCCACGACGAAGCGTAATTGTGCCAGTCATCCCATTTTGTGCCGCGAAGCGCACGGCTGGCATCGCTTCTGTCCACAGAATAAAACTGAAGTACCCACTCTTGCTTTTTGCTGTTCATGGCATTCTCCAAAAAAGCCCGGGCCGGTCTCCCGGGGTGGCCTTACCGGGGCTTGTCAGTTTTCGCCCATTTCCTTTTCAGCACACGTCGGACCAATCCCACTGGCCACAGACTCCGGTGTTGTCAGGTCTCGGTTGCATCGTCGGCAACAGCAACTTGCGGAAATCTGCAGTCCGTGCTTTTTGGCAACTCGCGGCAGGTTTGTCAACATCGCAGCGTACTGGCTGAACACTGTGCCTTCGTGCTTCCGCCAGACTCGCACGCCACTTTTTTCAACGAACCCGAATCCGGTGTAATCCTCTGTGTTGTCTGGCCCCGTCAGCAGGCTAACAATTCGCTTGCCAGCCAGCTTGCTGTCTGCGGATGCCGTGCGAACCTGAAACGTCCTGTGATTTCCGGTTGCTGGATTTTTGATTGTCCAAGTCCCGTTGTGTGTCAGAATGCTTTCCATCTCTCAGCCCCTTGCTTTTGTCTCGCCTCCCGCACCTTGCGTTCGGCATGGCAGTAGTATCGTTTGTTTTCCCGTTTGTGTCCAGTGTAAACGGGAAAGAATTTTGAGATTCTGGAAGATTGCCCCGGGCCGGTCTCCCGGGGGCTGTGTTGTTGCGAGTCAGTTCACGGTCTGTTTTTCCAAGCGATCCATCCAAAAGTCAAGCGTTTCGCCATTGTGGTACAATCGCCAACTGCTTTCGCCATTGTCTTTGATTCCGTAGTGCTCAACCGTCCGTTTTCGCAGCTTCTCAAAGTATTCGGCGGACATGTCGCGATGCGTGCTCATGTACTTAACACCGCTGCCGACCAGCACGGATCCCGCCTCTGGGCAGTCGGTAGCATAGCCTTCCACGCAACCCATTGATCCGCAGGTGCCACGGCTTTCAGCCGGTGTCATTTCGCCAGACGGCAGGAGCCAGTTGCGGCTGCTGTAGGCCATGTCGATGCTACCATCAAAGCCCCCGAACGAAAACTGACCGATGACACCGCTGACTTCGCTGCTGACAGGGCCATCCACCCATGAAACGTCAATCCCGCTGTAGTCACTGCGGACGCCGAACTTAACTCCGGGAAACGCCTTTTTCAGTGCGGCTCGTACCAGAACAGCCACGTCCTTCGCTGCCAAATATGCTACGCCATTTTCGTTGCGATTGTTACGAGCGGTTTCGATAATGCTTTTGACGGTTGCCATTGCTCAGCCCCTTGCTTTTCGTTGTTCTGTCGTTCGCACCTTGCGTCTGACGGGTGAAGTATAGCACCTTATCGTTTTGTGTCCAGCGTAAGCTGAAAAGAATCTGGAAGATTTTTAGAAGTCGCGGAAACACAGGGTCGGCCAACGTGCTGCCGGTACTCCAGCCAGTCGCGCTCAAGCTGTGCGGCCAACTCGCGACGGGGGCTGTCGATCAGGATGGAGATTGCAACCGCCATCACAATGACCGCCATCACCAGCCTCACGCTGCCCACCATCGCAAATCCGCGCCCGTATCGTGCACCAGGACGCGCAGGAACCCAGCCGCCTGGAGTTCACTGAGAAGGTCGTCCGCGGTAATGTTGCCGTAATACTCGCCCTGCCGCAATGGTCCACCGTCAACGGCACTGTGAGGCGCTCGCAGCGGCCCCGCACACGTGCCAACGAAAAACCCGTCAGCCATCAGCAGTGGACGCACCCTGCCAACAATATCCCGCCACGCGCTCGCGTGCTCCAGCACCTCGCAGCACACGACGACGTCCCACGCGGCATCAGATTCCCAGTCGAGGAAATCGCAAACGACATCCACACCAGGGCCACGTTGCCGGTCGATGCCGAGCCACCTAGCGTTCGGGAAGTGCACTCGTGCCGTGCCGTTAATGTTCAGGCTTCCGATCTCCAGCACCTGCAACGGATCCGTGCTGCCGTATTTACTGAGCCACTCCGCCGCCTCAGCGTGCATTTGCGTTTTCCTGCAGAACGTACTTGATGTGTGGCGACTGGTGCTCCTGATAGTTGCCACTCGGAACGCCGGATGGTTCACAGGCTCGAACAATTGCTCGGAGGTTGCAAGCGAAGCGGTCGCTGTCGATTCGCTTCAGGGGCTTGCGTCGATATCGTGGAAGGGTTGATGTAGCGGCGTCCCCATGCCTAACCCATATCCAACCTGGGGACTCGCTGACAATCCGCGAGGGCCACGTCGCCGGAATCTCCCAGTGCCGTATTTGGTGAGGGTCTTCGTTCGCGTCCGTGCACAGCGTCGGGAATTGATTGCCCGGGTGCCTGAGCAAATGGATTTGCTGCCGCCAGAATGTGTAGCCGACCGGCCACAACAACGCCTCCCGCTGCTCCCGTGCGGTTGCCTGCAGCAGTTCGCAGAAATCCACACTCAAGACATCATCATCGTCCATTCTGGAAACCAGTTTCCAGCCGCCCGGCAGCTCCCAATTCTCTTTGTACAGCCGCCATTCCGGCCGTTCGATAAACCGAACTTCGCAGCCCGTTGAAATAAACACCTCACACCGTGCGTCAATGTGGACATCATCAGGGCAGACGGCGACATGGACGACGGGTTTCGTCTTCTGTGTTCTCAATGCCACCGCGCAAGTGTGGCGCGTTATCTCCAGCCGCCTCGCTGACAGCTCCGCCCGATCCGCCGGATACGCGGATTGAATGATCATGATATGTTTCATCGCTTGCCCTTTGCCTCCATAACTGCTCGGTGTGTGTGCCGCGGTCGCCGCTTAACCACTCGCCCCGGGTTGCCTCTGGTGACTCGCTTAAATTCCGGCCGGTAACCGCTGCTGATTGTCTCCCCGCTCGCTGCGTTCGGCAAGCGGTCTTCGAGGAATCGCCGCATGGCTGGCGTCCAGCACTGCGCGAGGTGATTCATCACACTCGCCCCGGCGGTTGCTCGTTCGATATCCTGCGGGCTTCTGGCGTCCGTCAGCCTCGCAAAGAAGGGCCGCGTACCCCAGGGCTTCGCTCGGTATTCGTTGCCGTAGAGAACCTCCCAAAGCATTGTGTTGGCGTGCAGGTTATACGTGCCGAACAGGTCGCGCAGTTTCTGTTTTTCGACGGTATGCGGGAGATGTGTGGCGAAGTCGTATTGAGTTTTTCCGCGGCCTGCCAGCGCTCGCATTGTGTTTGTCTTCCGGCGCTGCCATGAGTTGCCCCGGGACTCATGCCACCGCCATGCTCGCGGCGTGTCAAGGTCGTCCCATGCGACGGGCTTCAAGAAATAAACGTCGTCCATCATCCAGACGAATTCGCTGTCAATCTCTGCATGAGTCGCCATCACCCACATTTTGTTCAGCATGTCCCGATATGGTCGGTTGCTGTGATTCGGGCCGATACGTGGACAGGGAATCACGTGGCCGCGAAACCAGTCCGGGCGGTCCCCAACGATCGTGATTTTCGCCGTGCCGCGGTAGTTGGTTTCGACTGACCGAATTGAGAATCGCAGTTCATCGCCTGAGGCTCCGGCATGCCAGTACGGCCAGACAAACTGGACGGCGGATTCCCGGGCCTTGAATGTGCCGCAGCCGCCACAGGATCGAGGCTGTGGCGTGTACTCGCCGCGGTGGTATTTGACCACCTGCAGGCGTTCGGTTTGCGCGAAGAAATCCGGCTCTCTGCGAAAGGGGCAAATCTCGCAAATCGCTAAAGATACACTGCCGCTGTGGCAAAGGTCTCTGCGATTATGGCATACGCAGTTTTCGCCCGTTGTCTGCCCGCGATACACGCAGCCTTTCATAGCGACACCGGCGTTAGTGTGACCGTGTCGGGAATGCCCGGATCTTCTCCACTGAACGGATTGCTCCAACACGGGCCAATACCGTAATCGCGGGAGTTTGACGCGGACCACATTTTAACTAACGGTGCCCCAAAAATCTTGTGCGGCACCTTCACGACATCCAGAGTCATCGAGCCAAGGCAATTGTAGGGCGGAGTTCTCTGCGCTATCGGCAAAACATACTCCACCCAGGTGAACTGGTTTAGACGGAACTCGTAATAGACGCGCAGTTTCAGATTAGTAGCCACCCCGCCGGAGGGTATGCACGTTAAAGTATTGCCCATGTACAATACAACCCGCGACGCATAAAACGGCGGCGCTGATGGTGTCAGCACGCACGCAGGCTGCCCATTAATTGTTGCCCCGCGACCGGATTGCTCATTGCTGCCCCAAATACAACAATCACTTGTGTACGGTGGCAGATTCAGTCTGCGATACAACCGAAAGGACGATTGCCCCGAATATAAACCGCAACACGGAAAAATGCCGCCCTGCGTGGTGCCGCCATATGCCCATGTGCACTGATAAACAGTCGGGCCAACCCCCGCAACGCAAGACAGGCAGCCGCTGCTTTCGATAACAGGCGGATTGCTTCCTGAGCCGCTCGCTATCGCAGACGGTGGCTCTGACTGGCTTGGTGTGTCGTTACTGTCCCCTGTGCATTGACAGCCGCAACCTAATAACATGCTGTCACCTCACGGAGGGGATGGACCGCCAGGCGGTTGATTTTCCAGCAGACTGTCGACTGCACTGCCGCCGGGAATTGATTCACTTTGCGGGCTGCAGTCCGCTTTGTAGGGCTGCCACTCCCCGTCAATCCACTCGATGCCAATCAGCGTTCCGGCGTCAATGCTGATGTTTTCAAATCGGTTGGTGACGGTCTCCTCCTGCGTCGTCAATTCGTAGTTGCCCGCTGTGTTTTTACGGGCAATGCGAACAACTGCCGTTGATGGATCACTTTTCCAGTCGACAGCCGCGTAAAGGTCAGACTGCAACACACCGAGCATATTTAGCGGCTGCTGCGTGCCTGGCCCACGTCGCCGGTCCAATATGCTCACCACGGCATTCACAAGGCTGTTTAACGCTGCAGCAGTCAACCGCTGCCCGCGCTCAAACGCCTGCGGTCTGCGGTCGCCCTGTGTCATGTGCTGGCACTCCACAGGTTGTTAAACTCAAAGAGCTGGAACAGCGGGGCAAAAGTATCGTAAGCCTTGATTTTGTCGTAGTCGCCCGTGTCTGGTCGCAATTGATGATTCCACCCGTAGATGTCGGCTGTCGCTGGTGCCGCACCTCCCTTGCCCGTGGTTGTGAGTGCCTTCTGGGCCTTCTCTACGAATCGTAGCGTAAGCTTTCGTGTTGAAAACACGCCGTCAAACGAAAGAGAAACCTCATCATCAAAACCATCAAACAGCAGCGTCTCCGGCTGAAATACCTGTGGGCTTCCCGGCAGTCGGCACGCAGTTTGATTCACGCAGCCTTTCATGTTAGACAGCGTAATCCACGGCACAATTTTCACCTGATGCCACGTCACCGTGTGTTGCGTCGCGGAATCTGGAATCACCGCCGCAATGTCCGCCGGAAGTGCTTTGGAGTCACTTTCCCAAATCAGCGCCCGAGCAACAACACTGCGAAACTCCACATTACTTGTCTGGCTGTAGGTCGCCCACGTTCCAGCCGGAAGCGGTGAAGGCTCACCCGGATCATTCTGCTGCTGCTGGTCAGTCTGCAGTGGGCTGTAGGTAATCGTGATCCGCGCGAGCGATCCCGTGTGTTCCAGCTGCTGCGTGTTAGGATCTGTGATCGTCGCGGCTGCTGGCTTGTTTACCAGCCGGTTAATGCGGAACTTATCCGCCAGCACCCCAGGCCAGTAGCTGGAGTAAGACGCCGGAAGGCCGAACGGGCCGGATGTGTAGTGAGCCGCGATGAACTGCCAGCGGTCTTCCCACGCAGTCAGGAAGATTCGCGTAAAATCGAATTCGCCCGCACGGCTGCCAGACTCTTCCGGGCTATCTTCATGCTCCTGAAACGCTGGATACGTCATCCGAGTACCCCCAGTGTGGCGAGCCCGCCGATTCCGTTGTTGATTTGCTCAAGCCGCGCCACTGCCTCAGTTTGCTGCTGCAACTGGTTCTGTGCGATTTCGGCCAGCTTGTCCTGCTGCTGTAGTCTGTCCTGCAGTCGCTGAAATGTCTGCAGTGCTCCGGCGCGTTCCACTCGCTGCTGTTCAGCCTGCGCAGCCGTTGCCCCGCCCAATTGCTCGAAGGCGGTCATGTCCCCGCCTTGTGTTGGCGGCGCGGCGCCACGATTCCTTTCCGCTCCAGTTTGTGGCCCTCTTGCCGCGGCCCTATTGGCTTCAATGCGCTGCTGACGCACAAGGGCCAGTTCCGCTTTCACCTGGTCCAATACGCCGCCAGACATCGCCGCCGAAAACTCCATTTCGGGCAGCGCCTGAAACGCCGCTACGCCCTGCAATTCCTGCAAAATGACATCGGGTCGCAGGTTGTTCGCAATAGCCTTTCCAGCATTCATGCTGTACTCAACCAACTCGCCGAGCCACGTCTGAACGTCCGCGAAAAACAGCCGAAACTGATCTGGTAGACTGGCCCCAATAACCGCCACGGCCACGCCAAAATCGGCAAGGTTGTTTTGCATCTCAGTAAAGAATCGCTTGCTTGTGGTTAGCCATTGCTCTGTGCGAGTCTTAACGTCGGTGACACCTTCTGCCGTGCTGTTGAGAAACTCCAAGAACCGATTGATTTCAGGCAGCAACGCGCTTCCGAATGCGATAGCCACCTGCTCAACATTCGTCTGGAATTTTGCAAACTGCCCGGCCGTCGTTTGTGACATGCGATCATTCATTCCCGCCAGTCGCCCGGTGCCAGTGGTCAGCCCCTCTAAGGCTGCCCGCACCATCTCGTAACTGATCTTCCCATCCTCCATGTCTTTTTTAAGGTCTGACATGCTGCGGCCAGTCATCTTACTGATTTCAAACAACGGGCTAAAGCCGCTGTTGATGAGCTGATTCGCCTCCTGCCCCATCAGTCGCCCAGCCGCCTGAACCTGTGCCATGCCACGGGCCAACAGCATCAATTGCTCTGTGTCGCCCTGTGCCACTTCCGTGAGATTGGTGAGCACTCCAAACGCCTCGCCGCCCGCCATGCCGAAGTTCATCATCAGTTTTTGAGCTTGCGCAAGATCCTGCGTTCCAAAGACGGTTTTCTTGTCCAGTTTGCGAATATCGTCCAGCATTTTCCGGGCTGATTCGCCGCTACCCGTCAGCACCTCAAATGATATCGCCGTCTTCTCCGCCTCTGCCGTCAGGCTTAGCATTTTCGTCACGCCTGCAGCCACCCCAACAGTCGCCAGAATGCCGCCCACGCCGCTGAATGCCGAGCGAATGCCTCCCAGTGCACCGCCTGCGCGTTTTGCTGCGGACACGATGCCGTCCATTGCTCCGGCGGCTTTTTTGGCCTCCGTGTTCACCTGCTGCATCCCGTCAGCAGAGAACAGCACCTGTGCTTCCTGGACTGTGATTGCCATTTATCGCACGTCCTGCTTTTGCCAGATGTCCTCTGGCGCCCAAAACCCGGCGTAAATCAGTGCCTGATACATGGTCAGTTTGCCAACCTGCTCAGGCGTCCAATGGTACTTTTCGGCCATGCCGCGGAACAGTCCCGCCCACGGAACTGTCCTGCGGGAGGGTAACTGCGCGCCGGGTGGCCCCGGCGCCTTCAGTTTCCCAAGCGGTCCTTTTCTTCGACGTGGTGAATCGCCCGGACAAGATCCGCAGCGTTGCCGTACCACGCGATAAAATCGCATCCGAGCTGAATCCCCTTTGCGGCCGGAAGGCCAGGCGGAAACTCGTCTGGATGGTTCACTGACAACGCCCGCCACAGGCTGTAGGCAAGCCCGCGGAATGATCGATCGAAGCGGTCTTCGTCTTCCATCGTCGCGATCAGCGGACGCGCCGCAATGTCTGCCGCGATCCGCATAGCCTGCTGCCTGATTGCAGAATCTGAGATTGCCTCAATCCCTGCATACGGGCTGCCAACTTTTGCCAAGATGGCTTCTTCCTTGGCTGCGTAGTCGTCGAGGATTCGGACGGCGAGCCTGTAGGTTCGGCCGTCTTTGGTGAGTTCTACGGCACGTCTGCCGCAGAGATTAAAAATGCCGTCCGCCATCGGTCCTTACTCCTGTTATGCAATGATATCAAATGCGTTGCCCGACTTACTGGGCGCACCCTGTCCGTCGAAGGCGTAGTCGATTGCCACTGGGTCGCCTGAATCGGCGTCCAGCGTGATCGGCCCCACCTCTGTGATTACGATTGTGCCGCTAATGTAGTCGTCAGAATCGGCATGAAACTGTGCGGCCACCTCGTCACCACGGGCCAGCGGTTGCCCGCCGCCGTCGTGTAGCATAATGGTCATCTTACCAGACCACTCGCCCACACCAATAGTGGTCTTCCGCCAGCCTGCTGTTGAGTTGCTGGCGTACTTTCCTGACGCGCCGCCGATGGTCACCTCCCAGCTCCCGACGTGGTCAAGCGCCGCTGCTGGGCTGCCCGTCTTGAGGGTCATAGACTTGCCAGTAAACGGTGTTCCTGCGGGCATTGTTTAAGCTCCTTATGCTTTCGCAACTGCGGATTGAATGATGCCGATTTTCAGCACTGTGGTGCTGGTTCCGATTCCGAGCACTGTGACAAAGTCACCAGCCCCCATGTCTGCCACAGGCGCGATGCCTCCGGCCGTTGTACTCACTACATACACTTGACCAGCCGTCAGAGCTGCGTTGAATGTCAGCGTGCCGCCAGTTGCATACTGCAAAGGCTGGCCACTTGCGGCGCCGTGCAAGGCAATGCCGACGGCCTTTGATGTTGCCAGTACGTCCGCATCTGCCAACTTCAGTTTGCCGCTGTCAGTGGCGTCTGCATAGACCGGCTGGCCTGCTGTGATCGTGGCCCCGGCGATGCCCAACGCCCAAAGTGTCGAGGTTGTTTTTTGTATGCTCGCAGCGGTCACGCTGATGTCTGCCATTAGACTGCCCCCTGATGCCACATATCAAATCGAACCGCGGTTTCCCAGACGCCCGTGGCCTCATCCTGTGTGGTCGTGATTGCTCCGGATGGCTTGCAGCAGGTGATACTGTTGGCCGTGCCTGTGTAGCTCTGATTTGCCCACTGAGCCACGATCTCCGCCGCAATCTGCTTACTGACGTCGTAGTCGATTGAGAGAACCGACAGAGTCACCAGTGACCGCCAGCCCTGCGCGGAATTCGTCCGCCATGCTGGTTCTGTGCTAACGTCGAAAATAACAGTCTCATCGAAATAGCCGTCTTCGTCGTCGTCGCGGTCTTCGCCCTCTTCGCGTGCGTCGATTTCTGCCACCAGCCTATCCGGCGGAATTATTGCCGCGAGGCTGTCTGTCGCTGCCCACCATTCGCCGAGGACTCTGTCGATTCCGGTGCTGCTCATTATCGCACCGTCGCTTTCTTCTTGCCGCCGGTGCTCTTCAGTGTCTGCCTCAGTGATGAACCGACAGCCTGGCCGAACAAGTGCAAATTATCCTCCACAGCAGGCTTCAAAAATGGTCGCTGCTTGCCGTCCTTTCTGAACTCCCACATTGCCATGTAAGGAGCCTGTTTTTTATCAACAAACGTCCGGGCCTCGATCTTTCGGCCCTTTGCCCGCAACTCCGCAGATATGCTCTGGCGGCCCTTCCCTGTGCGCATGCGCGGAGGCTCACCAGGAAGACTTGCCCCGCTGCGGTCAGATGCTGGCCGGATTGTTGCTGCCGACAGGTCTGCCTCTGCAGTCAAGGCCAATTTGCCGTACTGCCTTTGCTCCGCTCGCAGTGCCTTATTGGCTGCACGCTGCCGCTGTACTTTATCGCGCTGCCGCCGTCGATATTCGCGCCGCAGCCCAACAATCGCCTTGCTGGTGCGTTTGCGAGCCTGTCGCACTGCCTTCACTGTTTGCCGTCGGAGTTTGCCGGACTTTTTGAGCAGTCGCCGCGATTGCTTAATGCTGGCTTTCAGGCTTCGCTTTGTCTGTCGCGTCACCCGCTTGCTGGTTCGCTTTGCAGTTCTTGCAAGGCTATTGGACTGCAGGAAACGCTCAGCGCGACGAACACGCTTGCGAACTTGTTTGCGCACCGACTTCACCTTGCGAGCGACGGCCTTGTTAGCCCTTGCCCGCAGTTTGGCGAATTGTGATTTTCGGCGCCTCTTTGCCACGTCTCAATCCTGTGTGTTTTCCATTGCGTCACGTGCTCGCTGTCGTCTTCGCCTTTGCATCTCTGCCCGTCGCTCACGACTGCGTGCGGCCTTTGCGGCTGCTGATGGCGTTTGCTGCTGCGGCTTCATTGCCTCGCGTCGCTCCCGTTCCTCAGCTCGCCGCTTTCGCTGTTTCGCGTTCTTTCGATCGCGCTCTTCCTTTGTCAACTGATAACGCTTGCTCACTAACTGCCGCGCCACGCCCTTACAGAGCGTTGCGGCATGCTGCAAAGCTTTCCCTGTTGCGGTCTCCAGACTCCGCATCAGTTCTGGCCTGCGGTCTACTTTCTTTTTTACTTTGACGCTCACGTGTCTGAGCGCCTGCAAATCAGATAGGGAAGATCAATGCGGCTGAACTGGTTTTCCAGCCGCTCAATTCTAAAAGCTTTGCCGCCAGCATCCACAACAGTATCCACCGCGGAGATGTCGAGCAGGCTTTCGATCAGACAGTAAAACTCGGTCTCCATGCCGCGCCGCTTGCCGTCTTCCGTCACCTGCATATCTGCCGACGAGGTGAACCACTTCGCCCGGATGCTTCCGGCCTCTGTGGTGATTGCCGACTGCTTTGCCTTCGCCTGCGTGGTGTAATGCCGACGCCTGCGGAGTGTGATGAATTCGGTGAGTTGCTGATGGCAGTAATGCCGCTGCATTGCCGTTTCTGCCGGGTCGCTGTACAGGACACGCCAAACCGTTGACACGGCCCCGCGCTTGACTGTGATTAGATCCCCGGCGGAAACCGTCGTGCCTTCTGCCGCGGTCCAGATGTGTGCCCTGCGGATCGTCTGCCTGTCGGGCTGCTCAATCACTCGCACGGTACGCGGAAGGCTGCTGCCAGTGGACTTCGCCCACGTGGCACGCTCGCCCAACTCGTCCGTGTTGAGGATTGCACAGGCATCAACAGCCATTTGATCGCGGAGGCTCATCGGGCCGCTCTCTGATTCTGCGGTGCCACCTGCACTTCCTCGATCTGGATATAACCCTTGCTTTCGAGGCTCTGTAGTGTGTTTGCGTCAACATCATTGACGATCACGGTTGTGGGCTCAGATGCCACCACCTGCAGCCGCTTACCAGTGCTCAGTCGCGTTTGAAAATGCCGCTCGCGCTTGTCCTTGCGCTCGCCAACTGCTGCCGATCCGAGAGTAACTTTGTACGTGGTTGCCACTGTCATTTCTCCGCCGCCAAAAGAAATGCTGCCGGGTGTGGCGGCACCCGGTCAGCCCCGGCAAGCCGTCGCCCGCCGGGTTGCTCAACCGCCATTTATCACGTGGTCAGGGTGCACAGCACCGAGGTCCACCATGCGAAGTAGCCCACGTTGTAGCGGGCCTCCGTCATGAATTTGACGTCCTTTGTTTCGAGATCGTCCATGCCCTTCATCTGCCGAGACAGAGGCTCACGAGACTGGAAGACAAATGGCTTGACCGGCTCGCCTGTCTTGAACAGAAAGAGCTTCACGTCACTGCTCAGGTACGGGCTGGCGACGACCTGCGGGCGGTCAATCACGACGTTACTGGAGTTGCTCAGCAGTTCGCTTTCGAGTGCATCGAAACAGAGGTCGCGCAGCGCCAACGGCACAAGCAAAATGAAGTCGTTCATCCGGCCGATTGTGGGCCGGTAATAGAGCTTGCCCTGGTCGTTCTTGAAGGAGACCATCTTCCGGATCATCGCACGGATCGCGGTCTTGATTTCCGCAACAGTCGGGGCGCTGGTACTTACGACAGTGCTGGTGATGTCGTTCGACTGGGTTCCGGAGTTGCCCCACGAATGGTCCGTGTCGTAAAAGAACTGGCCATCGAAACAGGCAGTCGATTCACCAAGTTCGAGCACGTTGAAAAACAACTCGTCAGGGTGGTGTGCGGCCTCAATGCCGAGTTGCTCAAGCTGTGGTGCGTACTGCCCGAGGTTGTCATCGGCCAGGTCGGTTTTCTTGATGAGCACCGAGTTTTCCCAGTGCTTATTGTCAATGACGAAGTTCGCGGCGCGGAGTTCCGAAAACTGTCGCTCGCCGAGCCACTCTCGCACGCCTGGACTGTTGCCGATCCAGCCGTATTTTTCACTGCTGCGGCTGCTGGTCGCCTGAAAGCAAACCTGCGGGTAAAATGGGGTTGCGGCGACGACACCATTGTCAAATTTTGCCGTCAGGTCGCGGAGTTTGATTTGTGCGGATGCCAAATCGAGAGCCATTGTGAAAACCTCCAAAAACGAGTGTATGCGGTTGCGTCAGCCGATCACGAATCAGCCGAGGATGTCGATTGCCACATCAACCTGAGTGGCGGAAACGAAGTTCACGGCACGACCAATTCGGCTTGTGCTGCTGCTGCTGGCAGTGATCGTGAAATTGTCGGATGCGTAAATGAGGTCACCGGCAGTCGCCTGAGTGAAACTGGTGCCCGTCAGCCGGAAGACGCCTTCGGTCCACAGTTCAACCTCTTTATCCCCGGCACTGCCGCCGGAGTTGTCGCACTGCTGGTAGACGATGCCCGCGAAGGCGTTGGCCCCGCCATTGTCGTCGTTGGTGATGAATCCGGTGGACGCATCCCAGAATGCGATAGTATTTTGATACAGGTTGACGGCTGCCGCTTTGCAGCGACTCAGCTTGCCCGCACTCTGCATAAAAACCACCTGATTTGCGGTTACTGCCACTGTCTGTTCTCCTTTGCGGATTGAATGAAACTGGAGTAGCTACTGCGTCACTTCCGCAGAGGCTGCAAGCCATCATCAATGCGACGGCTGCGAATATACTCGCCTTCCGTCACACTCAGCAGATGCGAATGCTGCTGGTATTCGTTGCGGTACTTTACGTCTGGATCTGCTGGCATCTCCGGCGCGTTGCTGAGTTGTGGCTGGCGGTGTCCCATCAGCTCTTTCAGTGCCGACTGCGCCTGCTCAACTGAGAATCCAGCATCGACAAAAGCGTTGAACCTGTCGCCAGCTCCAGCGAGGTCACAGAGCGCCCGGATTTGTTTGCATCGCGTGCGCTCAGCCGCGGCGAGGTCTGCAGTTGGTGTTAGAATGAGCGGGGCCGCAATTGCCGACAGATCGGCTGGAGGTGCTGGAGGAGCAGCCGGGGTTTCGGTAATTATTTCGGTGGTTGATTCGGCTGCCACGGGCTGCCCTTTCATTGAAAAATAGCGGTCCAGGAAACCGGCGATTCGCGCCCGGACCACGTCGGGTTCTGCGTCGCCAAAATAGGTGTTGAGTAAGGCTGTTGCCTGCGCTGGAAGATTCCGAAGATCGGCATCGAGAGAGAAGAATCCGCCGCGAGTTGCTGCAGGCTCATCGACAACGTCAGCCGCGCGGAGGGCTGTCATCCGAATCGGCCAGCGTTCGTCGGGCTTTGGGTTTTCACGTCGCTCGAATGCCTGCAGATTGGGGGTGTCATTTCGTGGCGCCAGACTCACGCCAAACGCTCCCGGATCGGCTTCCGCAAGATCCATGACATAATTACCAAGGTCGCCCTGTGGGCTGGTGAACGCCGCATCTGCGATGTGCAAATCTGCCCGCAGTGTCTCACCTTCGATCCGCCAGTTAGCCCAGCGTCCGAGGTACGATCCCATGCCATCAGACGACATGTTCGGGTGAGTGAATCGGGCCTTAACTCCCGTGCGGCTTTGCTGCGCGAGGCTTAGCGCCTGTTGTAGCGTTTCCGCATCGACGGTCCACGGCCTGGCGTCGCCTTCATTGAGGTCGCCCACCTGCATCATCGACGCCCCGTAAATCACGTTGGCTTGCCGGTCTACTCGCTGCGGCTGGTCGCGGATAGCGTCGGTGCGGAAGGCGTCTGCTGGCGGTGCGGTTGTTATTGTGCTCATTGCTTGTCTCTCGCTTGCATTTGTGCGCCGTCGTATTTTGCCAGCAGCATTACCGATGCTGTTTGTGTGGCCATGTCGCCATCAGAAACCGGCTGCCCGTTTGGCTGTGTGATCGGCTCCCGCTCATCGTCGTCGGTGTCGTCGGTGTCGTCGCCGATATCATCGAGCCCCAGCGACCGACGAAACTCCATCATGCGGGCTTCCATTTCAGCCTTCGCCTGCAACTCCCGCTCGATCTGCTGCAGGGTCTCGTCGAAGTCCCGGCCTCGACTTGCAAGGCTTTCAGTCTGCGTTGTCAGACCTGCTTCAATCGCTGCAATATCAGCCTTAACCTCTTTGTCTGGATCAACCCACGGCCAGCCCGGCGGAATCCATTGATGCTGCAGGAAGTGATCTCGATTTTCTTCGTACTTCACGGGGTCGATATTCACGACACCTTGCACCACGCAGCGATCTACAAAACGCGCCCACAGTGGCTCCATCTGCCGCTGAATAAGCACGTGCTGCCAGCACTTGAATGTGATTCGACCGTCGATAAGTGCCAGCCTGCCGCCGCTGAAATTGTTGGTGAATTGCTTTGCCAGCAACTCATAAGGGTATCGCAGTGCTGCCGCCACGCCATGCAGTGCCCACTCAACATATGGGGCAAGTGTAGTGCCTGGACGCGCTGGGTCGCTGAACTGAATTGATTCACCATCACCGAGGTATTGGATGCTGCCAGGGGCAAGGTCTTCAAGATTGCTTTTTACCCGGCCTGCTGCAGCGGTGTAGACCGGATCTGTCACGCCCGTGACAAATGCCCCGTAGCACGCGGCAACCTGTTCGGCCACTAGATTTGCATGGACGAAGTCTTTCAGGTCTTTCAATTTGGCCATCGCGGGAGCAAGCCACGGGAATCCGCGGAGTTGTCCAGGTGACTGCTCCTCAAATCCGTGCAGAAGGTCGTCAAGAGAGATTTCGGTTTCGCTCAGGTCCGAAGTGTAGCTGTCGTTCGGAATTTGCTTGAGCACGAACGCTGCAATTGGATTGCCATTGCCGTCGAGCCTCAGCCCCATTCGCCGCTCTGTGACGCTCCGGCGAATGTACGAATAGACTGGAATCCGCAGCGGGTGAATCACCTGTGTGGATAGCGTGACAGGCTTTGAGCCGTCGCCGTCGTCGCCGAGGTATAACCACGACTCGCCGAATATCGCGTTGCAGCGCTCAAGTAATCGCTGTTTGGCAAACAGTTTTTCGGCCTTCGCCCATTTTGCGAAAGCATATTCCAGTTCGCTGTTGAGCCTGTCAGCTTGCGATGCGCTGATAATGCCTCTGCGTGGCTGAATACGGGCCTGCGGGCGAATACCCTGGCCTATCACATTGTCTACGCGGCCAGCGATTGCAGACGCGGCAAACACGTCGTTACGCACGAGGTCTTGAGCGCGGTCGATCAGGATCTCAAGCTCACTCGCCAGTGCGTCATTCTGACTGATTCGGCTGGCAAGCCACTTTTCCCCGCGAAGGCGGTCATGGCCTGCAGCTTCCCACGTGCTGAGATTTTCTGCGGCGCGTGCCGACATCGCCATGCGCAACTCATGATCCACGCGGCTGCGGATTCGCTTTGCAGCGAGCCCAGGAGCCACGGCCATCACAACGCGGTCGAGTCGCGTCGGCTGCCCTGCGGCTGCAATACGTGCGGCAAGGTCGCTCATTGAAACCTCACCAGATTGCGGGATGCTGACAGCCCACCGCTTGCCTGACGGCGAAGGTCGGCAATGCGTGCATCGAGTTCGGCCAGCCAAGTACTGGTCGGCTCCTTTGTCACCATCTGCCCATCGAGTGAGTAACTCACGACGGGCGCACCGGTCAACAAAGCCCCTTCGACTTTGTCGCGAAGCTGCTCAAAAAGTGCGAGACGTTCGGCGGGTGATCGTGCCATGCTGTGCATCGTGCATGGCTGCTGCTGCAATCACCAGAGCAGGCTTACAATCGTTTGTAACTCACCGCTTCTTTCGCTTGCGCGCCTCTTCGTAGGCAATGGATGCCGCCTGCTTTGGCGGTCGGCCTTCGCGTATCAGCGTCCGGATATTTACCGCAATCACCTGCTTCGATCGGCTAGGCTTCAGTGGCATTCTGCGGGCCTCCTGATAATCGTCTGGAATGAATTGCCGCATTGACAGTAACGGTACTGCGTGCGAAATTCACCAGAGGCCGCCGAGCTGCCGACTCCCGCAAATCGCCCGCACTGCGGACACATGCCACCGCCCGGAACTGCGTGCGTCGGGGTGTATTCGCGTTTCTGCGTGTATCGAGGTGAATTTAGTTGTTTCATCGCAGTTTCCTTACGAATTTTTCGGGCTTTTTGCCTGAAATCACGCCTTTTGCGGCCTGCATTTCTGCCTGTTTTTGGCGAATTGCTTCGGCCTGATCGGCATCATATTTTAACACAGCAAGCCCCACAAATGCCAGATAAGCGGCGTCGAGTAGGTGGTTGCGACTGAATGTCTGAACCCACTTGCGAACCATTCCGGAACCCACCTGGAACTCTGTGATTTCGCGTTCTGCGGTAAGCTGTTTCGCGACTTCTGTGCGGCGTTCGGGTTTTTCTGTCCAAGGCAGGAGCAGGGCCGCCGGGGATTCCATTGAGACGCTCAGCGCCTGATGTACGCGACGTTTCCAGTGGTCGGCATTGTTGTGGTATTCCCGGAATCTGTTCACGCCGTGGATATAGAGCAGGTCATGCCAGCCTTCGCCGATCCTCAGTGTGGTTTTCGTGCGGTCTTTGGGCTGATAGTAGACCTGCCCGAGGTGCTGCTTATTGCCAAAGCCCTTGCTGGTGTGCCAACTTGCATGACTGCCGACAGCGTCGCGGATTACGTCGGTTTCCCATCC